TCATGCGCGCACCCCGCCCTGCTGCTTGAGGAAGTTGGCCAGCATCTCGTGGCCCTGCTCGGAAAGTATGGACTCGGGGTGGAACTGCACACCCTCGACGTTCAGCGTCTTGTGGCGCAGGCCCATGATCTCGTCCACGGAGCCATCGTCATGGGCGGTCCAGGCGGTGATCTCCAGGCACTCGGGCAGGGTTTCGCGCTTGACCACCAGGGAGTGGTAGCGCGTCTGCGTCAACGGGTTGTTCAGGCCGGCGAACACGCCCTGGTCGGTGTGGAACACCGGGCTGGTCTTGCCGTGCATGACCTGGCGCGCGCGCACCACGTCGCCGCCGAAGGCCTGGCCGATGGACTGGTGCCCCAGGCACACGCCCAGCAGCGGCAGCTTGCCGGAGAAACGCCGGATCACCTCCAGCGACACACCCGCCTCGTTGGGGGTGCAGGGCCCGGGGGAGAGCACGATGCGCTCGGGGTTCAGCGCGGCGATCTCGTCGACGCTCAGCTCGTCGTTGCGAATGACGTGGATGTCGGCCTTCAACTCGGCGAAGTACTGCACCAGGTTGTAGGTGAAGGAGTCGTAGTTATCGATCATCAGCAGCATGTCTGCTCGGACCTCAATGATTGCACTGCTTTCGGTTCGCGTCGCCGGCGCACCCGGGGCGGCCTGGGCAGGACCTGGCCATTATGCCAGCGGATGGGGGGACGAACGCGGGGAAGGGACCGGCGCGAGGGCCGGGAAAGAAGGAATCAGGCGCGCCAGCGCCAGCGGGCGAATGCCTTGAGGAGGGAGATGAGGATGCTGTTGCGGTGAATCACGGTAGCGATCTCGCCAGATGATTGCCGAACAGTAGCCGATGGCCGCCCGGCAGCGCAAGCCGCACGGGCCCGCGCGGCGCCGGGAGCCGGCGGGCGGCTAGCGGCAGGCCTCCAGCGCAGCGCGCAGGCGGGCCTCGTAGCCCAGGTGCTGCTGGCGCTCGGCGAGCAGTGCGCGGACCTTGGTCTGCAGCGAGTCGGAAGGATGCAGGAGGGAAGTGGCGAACACCGGCATGGGGACAGCCGGCGCCCGGCAGGGAATGGCGACCGGCACCCGCACTTCGAGCGCGGCCGGTTGGGTTGGCGCCGCGGCGGTGCAGGCCGCCAGCAGCGGCAGGCCCACGAGGAGAAGAACTTTCATGGCGCCAGCTCCTGGTCGATGAGCTGGCGCGCAGCGGCGCAGTCCTCGCCGTCGCTGTGCCCCGCCAGCAGGCGCTGGGCGGCCGCCTCGTGGACATCCGCCTGCACCTGGGCCGCCCGCAGCGCCTGGGCGGCGTCGATCTCGCGCTTCCGCGCGGCGAGCGCCAGTTCATCCAGGCGGCGGTTCTGCTCGGTCAATTGGGCCTGCAACGTGCTGCGGCCCTGGGCACAGAGCACACCCTCGACGCGGGCGGCATCCAGTTGCGGACGCAGGTGCCGGGCCGCGAGCCAGGCGCCCACGGCAACGCCGAGGCCGATCAGGAGCAGGACGACGGCGAGCTTCCGGTACAGGCTCATCCCAGCACCTCCTGCGCCCGTCGCCACAGTTTCCGGCGCTCGGCCAGGCCATTGAGGCCGCCGTTGATGCGCCGGGTGATGTCCTCGAAGCGCCCGGCGTCGGCCAGTTCGTTCAGGCCCGCGTCCGCCCACCACCAGGCCGCCGACTCGCAGGCCCAGCGCGGTTCGGCGAGCGACTCCGGGTGGGCCTCGAAGGCCTGGCCGAGCGCCATGCCGACGCGCCGATAGTTGGCCCGGCCGGTGATCTGCAGCAAGCCACGGCCGCGGTAGCGCCAGCCATCGCCGGAAGCCTCGTCGCCATTGCCGTTGCGCCCGGCGTAGGCACAGTTGGCGATGGCCTGGGGCTGGTAGGCCAGTCGGCAAGCCAGCGCGGTGGGCTTGCCGGCGGCGTTGCGGAAGCGCCGCGGCCAGGTGTCCGCCAGGCCCTGGGCGCTGTAGGCGAGGTTTTCCACCAGGCGCGTCAGCCCGGCGCTCTCGTGGCCGACCTGGGCGAGGAAAGCGGCGGCGCGCGGCGCTCGGTCAACCCCGTGGGCACGCATCGCCGGCGCCAGCCAGGGCAGGACCTGGCCGGCCCGGGGAAACAGCTGCAGCAGTTGTTGGTCGGTGATCTCCATGCTGCCCTCCTTCAGCTGCGCCCCTTGCCACCCGCGGCATCGGCCTTGCCCTGGGCGCCACCGTTGCAGGTGATGGTGGTGCTCCAGCCGCTGGCATCCAGGCGCTGTTCCACCGAGTCGGTGAGGAACTCGCCGTCCAGGCCGTCCTTGAAGCCGCTAAGCCGCACGCTGCGCTCGGCGAACAGGTCGCTGCGCCCGGGCATCTGCAGGCGCACGAAGGCGCTGCCGCGGTTGAAGTCGGCCAGCCGCGCCCTGGCCGCCTGCTCGGCGGCGCCGCGGTCCGGGTAGGGATGGCGGTCGATGAACTCGGCGCCGACGTCCTCCGGCGCCTTCGGGTTTTCCAGCGCCACCTGGCGCATGGCGCCGCTGGCCGGGTCCTGGTAGCAGGTCTTCACCCGGCGGTAGACGGTACGGTCGTCGAGGCGCAGGTCGAAGGAGCCGACATCGCCCGGCATCAGCTCCAGCGGCGCGATGGCGCGCCCGGAAGCGCTCTCCCCGGCCTGGCGCGGCAGCACCAGCAACAGGCCGTCGGCCAGCTTGGCGGTGCAGTCGCGCTGGCGGGCCAGGCGGGTGATGAAATTGAAGTCCGATTCGTTCAACTGCTCCGCGCGGGCGACGTTCACCTGCACCGGGCAGCGCGCGCTCCAGTGGTTGCGCGCGGCCAGGTCGAAGACGATCCGCGCCAGGCTGGCGTTCTCCCAGGCGGCGCAGCGGGTGCTCTTGCCCTCGCCGTGCATGTCGCCGGCGCGGCCGCTCAGGGTCAGCCGGCGGGGCGGCCCGTCGAAGCGGAGCGCATCCACCCGGTAGCGGCCCATGGGCGCCAGCTCCTCCCCGGCGTAGCCGAGGAACAGGTCCAGCCAGGCGCCGCGCGCGGGTAGCGCAATGGCGCCGTCGCGGTCGTCGAGGACCAGCTCGAAGGTGTCGGACTCCAGGCCCGGCTTGTCGGTCAGGACCAGGCTGAGCAGACGGTCGCTGAGCAGGTGGGTGATGTCGCTGCCGTTGGCGAGCAGACGGAAGGTCGGGCGCACTTCGGGCCTCCGGAAAGGAAAGACCCCGCCGGAGCGGGGTCGGGGGTCAGTCCCACAGGCGAACCCGGGGATCGCTGGGGGGCGGCAGCTCGGGCAGGCGGATCAGCAGCCCGGCGCGCAACGGCTGGGGCTCGTCGGCCAGGCCGGGGTTGGCTTCGAGGACGGCTTCCACGCTGCCCAGCAAGTGCCCGTAGTGGTACTGGCAGAGGCTGTCCAGGCAGTCGCCGTCCGCGGTTCTACAGATCGTCGCCATAGCGGGTGAACTCCAGGGTGAAGGCCTGGCTGCGCGGCACGCCGTCGCTCAGCAGGCTGGATTGGTTCTCGCCGATGCGGGTGATGCACCAGTTGCCCAGCAGTTGGCCGGACCAGCTGCTCAGGCTCAGCGGCTCGCGGCGCGCGGCGATGTCGCGCAGCTTCTGCAACTGGCCGACGCCGGCGCCCAGCAGGGTGGCGATGGTGCCGCTGAGGCTCAGCGTCTCCGCGCCCTGCCCCGGCGACTGCAGGGCCGGGCGCCGGTCCAGACGCGCCTGGGGCACCCAGCTGTACTGGGTGTCGCGCACCAGCTTGTCGAAGGCCGCGGTGGACAGGTTGAAGTAGAAGGGCGTGGCGTTCGGCGCCAGCGGCCGCATCACCAGCAGGTGGGGCTGCGGCTTGACCGCTTCCGCCGCCGGCGTGGTCAGCGGCGCCAGCAGCTCGCTGGGGATGATGTTGGCCAGTTTCGGGCTGATCGCCCCGGCGATGCGGTTGATCGCCTGCCCGGCCCGCGCCGCCTGCCGGCCCAGCGCGTCGAGGCGCTCGTCCACCCGCTGCACGGCGCGCTCGGCCTTCGAATAGACGGCCACCACCTTGTCCAGCCGCGCATTGGCCTGGTCGATGCCGCGCATCACGCGCTGCAGTTGCGCCGACACGCCGGGCGGCAGGCTCAGCAGTTTCTCCAGTTGGCCGCTGGCGTCCTGCAGTTCGCCGATGGCCTGGTCCAGTGGGTCGATCGTGCCCTTCAGCTCGCGGCGGCCGGCCTCGATGGCCTGGCCAATGGACCGCAGGCCGGCCTGTAGTTGCTCCATGTAAGCCATGCTGGCTCCTCATTCGTCAGGTCGCCGTTCAGAGCCTCGGCAGGTCGAACAGGCTGTCGTTGCGCTGGCGGCTGTTGAATTCGTCGAGCAGCCGGCGCAGTTGCGGCAGCAGCTGCTCGGCCAGCAGGCGCGGCTCGAACAGGCCGCCGCCAACGTTCAGGGTGATCTGCGGGGAGAAGTGCCAGTTCTGCACCGGCGGTATCGCTGGCGCGGCGGGAGGCAGCTTCGCTTCGGGCGCACTGGCGGCCTCGGCCTTCGCCGCTGCACTCTCCTTGCCCAGCCAGGCGCCGAGCTTGCCGCCGCCCCAGCCGCCCAGCTTCTCGCCCAGCAGGCCGCCGAGCGCACCGCCGATGGCCGTGCCCACCACCGGGACTATCGAGCCCACGGCAGCGCCCAGCGCGGTTCCCACCAGGGCGCCGGCGGCACCGCCATAGCCTTCGCCCTTCTGCTGGGCAGAGCCGTCGCTGGCGTAGGTATCCACTGCACCCAGCACGGCCAGCCCGGCACTCAGCGGTACGGCACCGCGCAGCAGCAGGCGACCGCCGCGGGCCAGTTGCGCGCCGCCCTTGCCGGCCGCGTCGAGCACGGCGGGCACTCCACTCACCGTGTTGCCTGTGCGCAACGCAATCTCCGGCAGCTTCCCGGCTCTCGCGCCGAGCAGGCCGCCCCGCGCCAGGTTCACGGCGCCGCGCCCCGCATCGAACAGCGCCCGGCCCCCTTTGTAGGCACCGAACAGGCCCACCGCCGAGGCCACCACGCCGGGGTTCTCGTTGACCAGTTGCGTCGCGCGGCGGAAACCCTCGGAGCCCACCTCCAGCGCGGGGTCCACATAGGGCACGAGCGCATCGCCGACGGCTCCCAGCAGCGTCTCGCTGGATGCCCGCGCCGCACCGATGCGGGCCGAGGTCGTGTCATTGCGCTGGAGGAGAAGGCTGTCGACCACTCCACTGGCCTTCAGGGCCTGCGCTTGCAGGCGCCGCAACTCCTCCCCGCCGCCCGAGGCCGGCAGCAGGCCCTTGAGTCCTTTGCTCACCCTTTCGGCTGCCTCTTCGGGCGAACCGCTCCTGCGCATCTGCAGTTCCAGCATGGCCCCCAGGCGGACGACGGCCTCGCTGCCCCGCCCCTTTCGCGGGCGCGCCCTGGACAACAGTTCCGGCAGGTGGCGCGCCAGGTCCGCCGTCTCGAACTCGCCCTGCTGGCCGAGGAAGGCCAGGGAGTCCAGCGTCTTCGCCAGCTCGGCGGGAGTATCGAGCCCGGCCTTCACCTGCAGGCTGCGCAGCAGCGCCGCGGTGTCGGCGAGCCAGGCGCCCTGGCTGCGGGCGAATTTCGCCGCCAGCGGCAGGAGCGCCTGGGCATCCTGCTGCCGCATGCCACTGTCCATCAGCGCAGCAAGCAGGCTTGCACTGTCGTCCCGGCTCATCCCGCTGCCTTGCGCGCTTTCCTGTATCCGTTGCGACAGCTGCCGTTCCTGCGCGGTGCCGGCGATACCGCCACGGATCGCCAGGGCGCGGATGCGCTCCTGATAATCCGCGGCGATGCCGATGGGCACGCCCATGGCGCTGCCGAACCTGCCCAGCTCGCCGAAGCGGCGGCCGGCGCTCTCCAGCTGCTCCCAGCCCCGGGCCCTGAGTTCGCTGCCACGCACGCTGCGGCCCAGGCGCTCATACAGCTTCGACAGGTTGCCCACCTCCAGGCCTTGCCGCTTGAGCAGCGCCAGGTTGCCTTCCAGTGCCCGCAGGGTCGTGCCCGCCTGGGCGTCGCCGATGCGCTGCAGGCGCAGGTATTCCGCCTGCAGGTCGCGGGTTTCGCCGACCAGGCCCTGGAGGTCGAAGGCACGCTCGCTGCCGCGCCGGAGCGCTTCCACACGCGCCTTGGCGTCCGCCACGACCGCCCCGAAACTGGCGTCGAGCACCCCGCCGAGCACGATGCTGATCTTCTGTTTCTCGCTCATCGCTCATTCCATCCATCAAAGGCGGGAGCGGCGCATGCACGCCGCTCCCGCGCCCTCAGGCAGCGTCCTCGGCCAGCCACCAGAGCAGCTCGCCCTGGCTCATGCCGTCGAGGTCGGCGGCGCCGAAGCCCAGTTCGCGGGCCAGGCGCCGCGCCAGCTCACGCATCCGCGCCGGGCTCGTCGCCGTCTTCGCGCACCAGGCGAAAGTAGGCGTTCTGCAGCCGCTGGTAGTCGCTGAGCTTGAGCCCCTCCAGGTCCTGGGCGCTGACCTGGGCGAGGGAGGCGAACAGTTGCAGCTCGCGCTCCTCCGCATCGCCGCCGACACGGGTGGCCAGGCGAATGTCGCGCACCGTGGGGGCGCGCAGGGTCAGGCTGTCGACGCTGACGCCGTTGCATTGCGCCGGGCGCGACAGGCGCACGGTGGCGGCGTCGGCGCCCAGGCTGAGCCAGGCCGGTTGTGCTTGGGTCATGGCGCGCACCTCACAGGCCGAGGTGGCCGCGCAGGGCGGCCAGCTGGTCGACGCCGTTGACGCGGCGCACCGAGTTCAGCGGGTCGATCTCGAAGACCTCGCGGCCGTCGACCTCCAGCTTGTAGTAGCTGACCACCACGTTGAACTTGAACTCGGCCAGCTCGCCGACCTTCCAGTCGCCCGGGTCGACTTCCTGGAGCATGCCGCGCAGGGTCGCGATCACCGGCACGGCGTCGCCCTTCTGGCCCTTGAAGGAGCCGCGGAACACGCCGTTGAAGCCGCTCTGGTCGGCCAGGCCGAAGAAGTTCAGCGCCTCGCGCCGGGCGCCGTTGGTGGAGAACTTCGCCTCCATCTTCTCCAGGCCCATGTCCAGGGCGATGGGCGCATCCATGCCGCCGGCCTGGTAGTCCTGGGTCTTGATGCTCAGCTTGGGCAGGGTCAGCGACGGCACGTCACCGGCGAAGCTGACGCCGTCGACGAACAGGTTGGTGTTGCTCAGGGTTTGCGGAATCATGGGTGTTGCTCCTTAGGCGTCGAGGACTTCGGTGAGCCACTGGTCGGTGACTTCCACGCGGAAGTTGGGGTTTTCGGCGGGCGGCACGTCGGTGAAGCGGATATTCCAGTACACCTTGCCCTGGGCCAGCTGGCTGGCGGTGTTGAGTTCCGCGTCGGCGTAGACCTCGAAGTCGATCACCGCGCCCTGGTTCTTCAGGTCGCGCATGAAGGCGCGCAGGCCCTCGGTGACATCCTTGACGTAGGTCTTGGTGATGCCGCGGTCGACCGCCCACTTGTGCCCGGCGAGGATGGCGTCCATCACCATGTCGAGGGTGCGCACGCGGGTCACGAAGGCCCACTTCGGGTCGCTAGACAAGGTGCGGTTGCCCCACAGGCGGTAGCCGTCGTCGCGGATGATGGTGGTGACGTTGGCATTGTTCAGCAGGTTGGCGCGGCAGGTCGCGTCGCCGTCGAGGAACTCCACCGGGCGGGTGGTGCCGGTGATGCCGGTGAACACCTTGTTCGACGGCGAGGACCAGAAGCCGTACTCGGCGTCGGTCCAGGCGAACAGCCCGGCGGCGTAGGCCGAGGCCGGGGCGTCGGCGGTCGCGCTGGCCTCGGTGTCCCAGTACTGCACGCCGGGGTCGACCAGGTACACGCGCTTGCTGCCGAACTCGCCGGCATAGGCGATGGCCGCCTCGTCGGTGCTGTTCGGCCCGTCGACGATGGCGATGGCGCGCAGCTTGCCGGCCAGGGCGTCCATGGCGGTGGCCACGGCCTCGGTGGCGGAATGCTGCGGCGCCACCAGCAGGCGCGGCTGGGCATTGAAGCGCGACTTGCCGTCGAGCAGCGCCTGCAGGCCGGTGCGCTGGCCGGACTCGGTGACGCTGCCGATGATCGCCGAGGTCTGCTGCGCCGGGTCCTCGACCTCGGCCACACCGACCGCGACGACCACGGCGGAGGCCTGGGTGAAGATGGCGGTGCAGGCCTTGTAGATCGCCGAGCCGGTGCCGAAGGCGGCGGCCGCCTCGCGCAGGCTGGTCAGCAGCACCGGCACGTCCGGCTCGGCGCTGGCCGGAGCGCCCGGGGTGAAGGTATCCACCAGGCCGATGATCGAGGACGACGGCAGCGCGATGGTGCGCGCGCCGACGTCGACGTTGGTCACGGTAACGCCGTGAAAGAAGCTCATAGGGTTTTCTCCAGACATAAAAAAACCGCCGGTAGGCGGTTGCTTGGTTGGCCCGGGCCGCGGGTGCGGTGGGCTGGATTGCGGTAGGCGTTGGCTCAGGCGGGCCAGCCCTGGTCGAGCATGGATTCCTCGAAGGTGCCAGCTTCCAGATGGGCCAGGAGTTCGGCTTCGCGATCGAAACAGGCTTGGACGTGGGCACGAACAGAGCTGGCGATAGCCTTAATCTCCACAGCATCGATCTCGACGAAGCCGCTGGTGGTTTTCCACTGGCAACGGTAGTTGGCATCAAGCATGGCAGCCAACAGAGCACCATTCACCAGTGCTTGGCTGTCACGGGAGGTTGAGAAACCAATCCCCTTGATACTAATGCCAGAGGTTTCTGCCGAGAGCCGTCGGGATGCAATCAGGCTTCTCTGCACGTCCTTAGTGACCGGCGCCGGATCAAGTAGCTGCGGCCTTCCATCCTCGTCAGCGACGATCCGCCGTCCTTTCGCCTGCTCCTGGAGGAGTTCCTCATACTGTTCCAGGGAGATTTCCACGGCTCCCTCATAAATCTTGTCACCGTGCAATTCTGGGGTCAGAAAGCCAAAAGTTTCAGAAGAAAAATAGATTGTCATTTTCAGTATCCCCACACGAGAAGGCGCCCAGCCACACCGGAACTGATTACCGGTCCCGCCGTCCCACGGATGTCCCGAATTCGTGCCACCACCACCGACGTACTGCTGGCGTTCTGATCCACAGCCCAAACAGTTGCCCGTGTAGCTCCCCAACCACTGGGGTTGAATTCACAGGCCACACCACCGAGAAGTGCATTGGGAAACTGGATCGGTAACGTAAGCGACACGTTTCCATTGGCGTCGGAGCTACCGTAGACCCATTGGAAAATCAGGCCGCTTGGTAGCTTCTGATATCCGGAAGCAGATAGTGAAGATTGGAATAAAGCCGAGCTGCGCAAAGCCGTATCACCACCTAACACCTCCCACCCGGTCCCGTCTGGATAACTGCGCAGCACAATATAGGTGGCCCCTGTCGCAACGAGAGAAGCAATAGACATTGCTCGCAAGTCGGATAACGTCTGTCCAGAAGCGGGAACAACTGTCACTGTCGATCCATTACCGATGCGCAAATGAATCAGGGAGCCAGCGACAACATCCGAGGCCATTGGCAATGTAATCGTGACATTGCCACTGACCCCTATCAGCTTGCCTACATCCGCAACATTCAGCCTGGTACTAACCGAGTAACCACCCTGTCCGGCAAGGCTCCCAAGAGCACGTTGTACAAACGACGTCGTCGCTATTGAAATATCGTTGTCGAACTGCGCCGCCGTCGGCGCCGTCGGATTCCCGGTAAACACCGGCGAAGCCAGCGGCGCCAGCCCGGTAGTGATGTTCTGGAACACCAGCGCAGTGGTCCCCAGCACGATCGGGGCATTGGTGGTGAGCTGCCAGATACTGTCCGCCTGGGTGCTGCCCTCCTCCACCGCAACAGTCAGGTTCGGCGTCACCTCGGCGCTTGCGTCCGCATCCCCCGCACGCTTCCAGGCGCCGCTGGCCGCCAGGTAGATGCCGTTGTCCGGCGCGTTGGTCTGGTTCTTCACCAGCACCCGGTCGCCAGCAGCCAGCGCCACGCCATCCAGCGTCTGCAAGCCGCTCAGGGTGATATTCGCGGTGGTCGCCGCACGCACCGACTGCTTCTGGTCCAGCTTGTTCATCGCGCTGACGATGGCGCTATCCACGTACTCGCGGGTAGCCAGCACCACGCTCGGATCGATCTTCAGCTCCACCGAAGCGGTGTTGCTGACGATCAGCACCATGCGCACGGTCTGGGTGCGGCCGCTGCCTTCGGCCAGTTGCGGTTTGTAGGACGGCGCGCAGTTGGCGTAGGCGATCAGTGCGCCGGCCTCGTCGTACAGGCCCATCTCGCGGATCCACCAGCCGCCGACGTCCTCGGGGATGACCTGCTCGGCGATGATCTGCGCGGCGTTGGCCGGGTCGACGCTCAGTTGGTTCAGCGGCGCGCGGCGGACTTCGTTGACCAGCGCGGTGCGGCTGGCGTCCGGGGTCGGGACGCTGCCGCCGCCGTCGCCGACGGCCAGCTGGGTGATTTTCAGGGTGGTGCCCAGCGCGGTGGCATTCGCCAGCTTGCCGGCACCGATGGTGGTCAGGAGTGCGTAGTAGGTCACGGCCATGGGTAGACGCTCAGTTGGTCGATGGTGTGTTCCCGGCCGGGCAGGCCGTAGCCGCCGCGGGTCTCGATGACGTCCGGGAGATAGGGGTAGACGGTGGTGATGTCGCCGTCGTATTGGCCGGAGCCGACATAGATCGGCCCCTGGGTTTCCAGGCTGATGTCCAGCCCGATGAGGTGGCGGGTCAGCGGCTTCGCGTCGTCGATCAGGCGCTCCACCTCCTGGTACATGGCTTCGCTGATGCCGCTGTCGAGCACGCCGATGCGCAGGCGAAAGGTGCCCGGCTCGCCCGTAGGCGTGCCCTGCCACCACTCGATCACTTCGATCAGGTAGCCCAGCGGCTCGATCACCCGGCGCAGCGCGGCGATGGTGCCCTTGTGCTGGTGGATGCGGAACGCCGCGGCTATCGCCTTGCGCTTCACCGGCTCGGCCCAGTCCGGGTCCCAGCGGTCCACCGACCAGGCCCAGGCCAGGTAGGGCAATAGCGCCAACGGGCAGTGCTGCGGGTCCATCAGCTCACGCAGCGGGATCGGCAGATCGCTCACCTGCACGTCGGCCAGCGCCCGTTCCAGCGGCGTGGCGTTGCTGGGCAGCAGCCGGCTACTCATCGGAGCCTCCCACGCTGATGGCGTAGCCGGTGCAATAGGCGGCCCGGGTGGCGTCCAGCACCACGTCGGCGGCCGGTTGCGCCAGCTCCACGCGCTGTACGCCCTCCACGTGCAGCGCGGCGAACAGCGCCGAGCGGCGGATGTCGCGGCCGAGCCGACGCTGGGTGGCGATGTAGCCTTGCAACGAGGCTTCCGCCGCCTGGCGGATCAGCTCGGCCTCGGGCCCCGGGTAGATGTAGAGCACCGCCTCCACCCGGTAGTCGACGATGCTCGCCGACTGCACGGTGACGCGGTCGCCCACCGGCCGCACGTCCTCGTCGGACAGCGCCAGGCGCACCGCTTCGAGGATATCCTCGGTAGCACTGCCATCGCCTTCGCGGGACAGCACGCTGATCAGCGCCTCGCAGGGCGCGGGGCTGATCGCCGAGACATCGGCGATGCGCCCGTCGGCGCCCAGCGCGAAGGCCACGTAGGCATTGCGCGGCCCGGCCACCGAGAGTTGGTCGAACGCCAGCTGGGTGCGGTTGCGCAGCGAGTCGTCGCTCTCCAGCAGCGCCTCCAGCGGCGGCACCGCCGACGGATCGGCGGGCTGGATCACCAGGCGCGCCACGTTGTAGCCGGCGGCCAGTTGCTCGAGGTCGCTGCCCGTGGCGTAGGCGAGCATCACTGCCCGCGCGGCATCGTTGATGCGGGCGCGCAGCAGCAGCTCGCGATAGGCCGCCAGCTCCAGCAGCTTGACCACCGGATCGGACTCCAGCGCGGCGTCCCAGCCTTCCCCCATGGCCGCGCGGAAGGCTTCCAGCAGCTCCTGGTAGAGGCTCTCGAAGTCCAGGCTCTCCACCACGTCCGGCGGTGGCAGCTGCGACAGATCGATGATGCTCATGCCTGCACCTCCAGCTGGAAACCGTCACCCTGGTAGAACCCGCTCAACAGCAGGCTGACGCGGCCATCGAGCACCGCGCTGACCTTCACCGATTGCAGGCGGATGCGCGGCTCCCAGCGCCCGAGGGAACGGGCAACCTCGGCCTGCACCGCGCTTTTCCAGCCTTCGCTGAGCGGCAGGTCGACCATGCGCCGCAGCTGGCTGCCGTATTCCGGGCGCATGCGCCGGCTGCCCAGGGGCGTGCCGAGGATGTCCTCGATGGATTGTTTCAGGTGCGCCAGGCCGCCCAGGGGCCGGCCGTTGCGCCTGTCCATGCCGATCATGGCCGCGCCCTCCCCTGTGGCGGGCGGTTGTGCTTGCCCATGCTGTTCTCCAGAAACGAAGAGGCCCGCGCATGGCGGGCCTGTGGATGAAAGTGACGGTTCAGTGGGTGTGGTGGTTGCTGTTGCCGGTGGTGTCCATGATCGAGCCGCTGCTGGTGACGTTGCCCTGCACCGCCAGGTTGCCCTGGATGGCCACCTCGCCCTGCAGGCTGATCTGCCCGGCCTTGACGCTGACCGCGGCATCGCTGACCAGTACCTGCGCCCCACCCACCTTCACCGTGACGCTGCCGCTGGGCAGCTCGATGCTGTAGCTGTGCGCCGCCCAGTCGTAGCTCAGGCTGCCGCCGTCGGCGAAGCGCCAGGTCTCGACGTGGTCGCGGCTGTCCGCCGGGGCGCCGGCATCGCCATACAGGCCGGGCACGAAGGTGCCCATCGCCAGCACCCCGGACGGGCTGAGCAATACGCCCTGCTCGCCGATGCCCGGTGCCCGCCAGTGCCGCGCCGGGCCTGCGCCCTGGGCGTGCCAGCGCACCCAGGCACTGGTCCAGTCGCCATTGCGCACCCGCACCTTGGCGGCGGCCAGGTCCACGGCCACCACCACGCAGGGCACGATCAGCGAGGCGAGCATGCGGTCGTGCTCGGCGCTCACGTAGGTCGGGTTCATGCCAGGTCCTCCGGGGCGAAGTAGTCGGCCTCGTGGCCGGGGCCGGTCTGCGGCTCGATGCCCAGCAGCAGCGAGCCCGGCGGCTGGTCCTCCCAGGGCCATTCCGGCGTGCCCAGCAGCAGCGGCTGGTCCCACTCCAGCAGCCAGACGCGGTAGGCCTCGCTGGCCTCAGGCCGGGCCTGGACGAAGCCGGCCGGCTCCAGCGGCAGGTCCCAGGTCTGCGCACGCAGCAGGACGGCGATCAGCGAAGCCAGCTGCAGCGCCAGCACTTCCGCATCGGCGTCGTCGCGCTGCAGCAGCAGGCGTGCCTGCAGCCGGCACAGCAGCGCCGTCTCGCCGGTGCCGGGGTCGCGGCCCGGCGCCAGCGCGGCGTATTCCAGCAGCAGGGCGGGTGGCTGCGGGGTGGCCGTTCCCAGTGGGCCGCGAAGTATCTGCACGGCCTCCGGCAGTACCGCGCGCAGCCGCTGTTCGACGGCGGCCAGCAGGCTTTCGAGGGTCAACTCCTGGTCAGGCATGGCGCCTCCCTGTTTCCGATGGATTCGT